GCTTCGTGCAGCTCGAGTTCGGCCTGGGCAACGGTTTTCACGCGTCAAGACTATCCGTTCTTTCGCCAAGCTGCAAGCGGTGTTGCGACTGCTCGGCCGTAGCACCTTCGCCTAGCGCCTGATGCATCCCCTGTTGCATTTCCAAGTGAACTTGATATAAGTACTTCCAGCTGCAGTCTAAATATTGGATATTGGTTACTGGTTACTGGATTGCATTGCATCTGCATTGCAAAACGCATGATGGAAGTCTTGCCGTTGAAAAGTGAGGAAACACATGATTGGTGTTTGAATGTGCATTACGCAAAACGCATTCCAAACATTCAATTTGCATTCGGTTTATTTGACAAAAGTAGTTTGGAAGGAGTGGTTACCTATGGGATGCCCCCATCTCCAACGCTTTGTATCGGCGTAGCAGGTAAAAAAAACGCTCCGTTGGTCATTGAATTGAATCGATTGGTTTTCCGCAAACCAATTAAAAATGCTGCGAGTATTTTGGTCGGGAAGTCACTTGCAATGCTACCGAAACCGAAAATCGTAGTGAGTTATGCCGATTGCGAACAAAACCATGTTGGTTACATTTATCAAGCCACCAATTTCATTTACACAGGGCTGTCTGCAAAATACACCGGTTGGAAGATAAAAGGACTGGAGCATTTGCATTCTAAGGCGGTTTCTAACATGGCGCGCGGGCAAGAAAATCCAGCTGAATATCTGCGGCAAAAGTATGGAAGGGATTTTTACCGTGCAGAACAAGCGAGAAAACACCGATATGTTTTTATTTGCGCCGACAAGAAAACAAAAAAACGCTTATTAAGCGAATTGATGTATCCGATTGAAGCGTATCCAAAAGGCGACAGCCAACGATACGCCATCAATTATTCTCCTTCGACACAAAATCAACTTTTCGCTTGTTTTCAAGAGGAACCATGAACGAAGATGAACTGCAAGCGCCGCGCCTTGCAATGCTTTCGAGCGTTGCGGGCCGGCGTTCAAACGCGAGGGGAATGTGGGCATTGTTTTTCTGAAAAAAGAGTGGCACGTTGCCGACGTCTCCCTAAAAGTCGCCCAAGCTTTAGTTCAAGAGTTTCACTACTCTAGAGGTGGTAGTAACACTGCTGTTTATATCCACGGGCTGTTTAGGCACGGGGATGAGAAATGCCAAGGCATAGTGTGGTGGCTGCCTCCGACAAGGGTTGCTTGCGAAAGCGTGAACAGAAATCATTGGCGTCAAGTACTGTCTCTTACTCGGATGGTGATCCTCCCTGGAGTGCCAAAGAATGCTTGTTCTTTTCTTTTGGCCCAAAGCGTAAAAAGAATTAAAAAAGAGGGACAATTTGTTTCTCTTGTGACATACGCCGATGAGTCTCAAAACCACAAAGGTGGTGTTTACCGAGCCGCAAATTGGAATTATGTAGGACGAGTCGGCCCCTACCCGCGTTGGGTCGATAGTGCAGGAAAGCAAGTTTCCAAGAAGGCAACTGCCTCTCGTACAGAACGTGAGATGGAATCGTTAGGACATGTAAAAGTTGGTTCTTTTTACAAACATAAGTTTGTTTTACATCTAAAATGAGCAAGGAGAAATCATGTTCGGCGTTTTGATGATCCTAACAGCTCTTGTTTTTTTGTTGGTTTTTTCTCGAAAAAAAACGTCGCGTCGGCACGGGGCTCGCTTCGAGCCCGACCCGCGCGCTCTGCGCGCGTTGCAGGCAAAGCGCCGCCTCGCGCTACGTCGTCTTGGCGATCGCTGGGTGCTGCACTCGAGTCGGCCGCCCGTGAAGTGGGGCGTTGCGCGTGACTGAGCTTGACCGCACACGCGAAGAGAACATCCGCTTGCGTCGCGTGCAAGGTGAGTTGCTAGTGCGGATTGCAGAGCTCGAGAGCGAGGTCGAGCGAGTGCGCCTGTTGCTGCAAAATGCCATCAGCGCCGAGGCGGCCGTGCCGCATTGGCTGAGAGAGCATTAGCCCCTGCCTTGCGCGGGGGTTGTTGAGCATTTCGCAATGCGTTATGTTTCCGTCTGCGCCGGCATTGAAGCTGCGACCGTCGCCTGGCACCACTTGGGTTGGGAGCCGGCATGGTTCAGCGAAATAGAGCCTTTCCCGTCGGCCGTGCTCGCGCACCATTACCCCAAAGTAAAAAACTTGGGCGACATGACGAGGTTTGAGACTTGGCCCGATGCAACAATTGAGCTTCTTTGCGGAGGAACCCCCTGCCAATCCTTTAGCGTTGCGGGCCTCCGTCAGGGGCTTGCCGACCCCCGAGGCAACCTCATGCTCACGTTTCTTGCAATCGCTCGGCGTTACCGGCCTCGATGGATTGTCTGGGAAAACGTCCCCGGTGTCCTGTCATCGAACGGAGGAAGGGATTTTGGCACCTTCCTCGGGGCGCTGGGGGAGCTGGGGTATGGGTTCGCCTACAGAGTTCTCGACGCTCAATGGTTCGGAGTGGCCCAGCGCCGCCGTCGTGTGTTCGTTGTCGGATGTCTTGGAAACTGGCGACGTGCCGTGGCGGTTCTTTTTGAGCGCGAAAGCGTGCGTCGGGATTCTGCGCCGAGCAGAGAAAAGGGGCAAGAAACTGCCCAATGCCTTACGACTGGCGTTGGAAAGCGTTACGACGCAGAGTCAGAAACCCTGCCAGTAACATTTTCCAAGACCCACAAACCCATGAGCGCGACCGACGCAAAGGGCTGGTCGCAGATCGAAGCCGCACCGACTGTCACGCATTGGCCGAGGGATCGCAGCGACACGGGCACAGATGTGGCGGTAGTGCAGCCCATTACCTTCGGCGCACAAATGTCTACACCACAGACCGACGTTGACATGGTGCAGACGTTGCAGGCGAATCCGATGGCGGTGGCGTTTTCTGCCAAGGATTACGGCGCTGATGCTTCAGAGATTGCGCCGACCTTGAGGGCGATGGGTCATACCGCAAGCCATGCAAACGGTGGAGGTCAAGTAGCCGTCGCGCAGTCGGTGGCGTTTCACCCTACACAAGACCCAATCAGTAGCGTGGACGGTACGACCCACGCAATGGGCTGCGGGTCAAAACATGGGACTGCGACGGTCGCCGTCGCGCAGCCGGTGGCGGTTGATTTTCGACACACGGACCTGACTGGGAACACGGCGCATACACTTCAGGCAAAAAAGACTGGCGGTTACTCTCTCAATTTCCAACCAGGTGTGATGACCGCGCAGCCGGTGGCGACCTTTCAGCAGTCGAGCATGAAGGGCAGAGGCACCATTGGCTACGACGATAGCGGCATCGCCAAGCCGGTCAAGACTCAAGTGGACGGTCAGATGGTTCACGCGGCCATGCAAGTGCGCCGCCTTACACCTGTGGAGTGCGAGCGTCTGCAAGGCTTCCCTGACGGTTACACCAATATCCCGTGGCGCGGCAAGCCCGAGAGCCCGGACGGCCCGCGCTACAAAGCCTTGGGCAATTCGATGGCTGTGCCCGTCATGCGCTGGATCGGGGAGCGCATTGCAAAGGTGGATGCATGACGCTCTACACTCACGCGGGCGCGCTCATCACGCATCAATACTGTTGGATTGAGCCCAACGCAATCGGAGCGCATGGCTGGCTGCGCGCCGTGTGGTTCGGGCTGACCTGTTTTCCAGGCCGCGCCTTCGGTTGTCACACGCTTCTCGAGAATGGCGCGGTCTATCGAAACGTCCCGCTGCATCAACTCTCGGCCGTGAAGGATGCCCCGCCGTGGAGTGCTGCGCAGGCGCAGACGTGGGATGCGTATGGATACGACTTTTCGCTGATCGAGTATCCGTTCTTCATCAACATGAACTCACGCGTCAAGTTGCAGGACGGCAGCGAGCACGACGGCCACTACCTCTTCACGCTGGTGCCCATTGGCGACGCCTTCAGCGCAGCTCCCGAGCAGAGCAAAGAATTCTATTTTGTGCAGCTCGACAACGGCCGCTATACGAGTCAGCCGACCAATCAAGTGCTGATTGAGGACAAGAGCTTTGTTGACAAGCTCGAGTGGCCCACCTTTTTGAAACGCCAGCGGGGCTGGCACAGCGCGGAGGACGGCGAATGAAACGGCAAACAAAAAGCGGGCTTATGAAAGAGCTCGAGCGAACGCTTCGGTTTTTGAATCCACTACC